AAAACCATCGCTGGCGCCTTTATTAAGCATCCAGTCAACCCACTCTTGGTCAGTGATGCGCCCGTCTTCGTCAGGGTCCGCACCGAGTCCAGCCAGTTGGTCGTACTGCTGTTTAGTATAAACTTTGCGTGGAGCAGTGGGCCTTGACCCATAGGGTGCTACCTCATTACCTATGTTTTCTAAGCCGTCTTCCCAACCCACTACATGCAGCTCCAGTACCCGCCGCCTTTCGTAGCAGCACCCATGCCGCGAGCCGTGGCTCGTTTCATGCTTGTGGGAACTTTAACCTCTTTTTCTTTTCCGTAAGGAATTTTCCCTTGACCTTTAATGTCTGCAAATTTAGTGGCTTTCGGGGTTTTACCTACGGGGTCACCCATGTAATGAACGGTTCTTTTCATCGGTCTAATCCTCGTTGTTTAAGTATTTCACGGTCCATAGCAGAATCTATTCTATCCTTTGTTGCGCGTTCTTGTGAATCTAGCCTTTGCCCAAATTGTCGGCTTCTCATCTGGAGACTTTCAGCGTCTAGATTTAACTTTTGAGAGTCCATGTTTGCATCGGCTTGATCTTTCTGGGCTCGAAGCTGCAATTCCTGCTCTTTTAACTGAATCAGAGGGTCTGGTTGACCTGCTCCACTTAACTGCATAGACGTTTCACGTAACTGTTGCATACCCTGCGCTTGAAACTGAGCAGTCAAACGAGCTACTTCTGCTTCCTGTTGCTCTGGTGGCACTTGCGCACCTTGCTGCGCCATAGCGGCAACGGCTTGTTCTTGCGCAGCTACTTTAACGTGCTCCATCACATGCTTCTGCAAAGTCATTGCCACAGGAGGCAGGGAAGAAGCCATCGGCGTAATCCCAAACAACATGTGAGACATGATGTGAGCTTGATGGTCCTGTCCTTCAAAAGCGTTTAAAGGAAGCATATCAAGACTATTAATGTTTTCCTGAACAGGGTCTATGGGAACAGGGTTCTCTTCCGGAATAGACGCCATAATCCTATCAACATCAGTAACACCCAAAGCCTCGTACATATCACGGTACACTTCGTGAAGGTTGTGTAGCTCGGGAGCCGCTGTCGCTAACTCTAACTTGGTCTGTGCCATCACGATACGCTGTGCTTGGCTAAACACGTTAGGATTGCTGACAGGCAAAACGTCCACACGGTCGTCGAAATCAGACTTCATAATCTTCTGATCATCGCCAACAACAGTGTAGGGATATTCTTGCGGCAAACTTTCATGCATAACTCGCGCAAGAATCTTAAATTCTTTACGCATAGCGTAATGCAGGCGTTTATGTACCGCGCTCATAACCCTAGAGCCCTGCTCCAACATAGCAATGGTCGTTCCCACCGCAGCGCTTTGGTTACCGTCCCCTACTTTAAGGTCTGTAATAGTGGCAAAACGTTGGCCCGCTTCAACAACAAATCCTAGTAAGTTAAACAGCGTTTGGTCTGGGCCTTTAAAGGGCAACGGCATTAAGCTGTCACGAATGGCGCCACCGGGCGCGTCTACATCGCGGAATTCACCGGGCTGTAGCGGCTCGTCGTCATCCCTGATCCGTAGGCCACGGGCCTTGAATCCAGCAGGAAGGTTCGACAGCGTGCCCGCATCAATCAATTGCCGTAGAGCGGAAGTGGCTGTACGACACAATCCGCCTATGGTGTGTATCAAACCAAGCCCGTAGAACCCAAATCCGGGTAAAAACTTAAAGTGGGTAAAATATTGTATTTTGGTCTTAGCTTCGTCTTCTTCATCATAATTGCGTCGGATAGACAGTATTTGGCTGTTATCGGACGATATAGTAACGATGTAGGGGATTTTTATGCCCGTAGGTTCACCGTCTTCCCCTAATTCTTCATAGCCATCAAGGTCAAGGTCTACGTGGCACTCAAGCAGGGTGCAGTCATAATCTATCTGGGAGGGCGAAACCCCGTCAATTCGGTTGGTTTGTTCAGCAACACTCGTTAAATCCCCTTGCGCAGGGATAACATCAATGTCTAAGTAGAACCCCGACACTTGGTTCTTACGCAAGTCGTTAAGCGACATGCGCACAACCTGAGTAATGTTAGGACAAGTCTGTAAATCTGCGGTTTCATAAGGGACTACTATGTTTTCCGCAGGGACAAACCGACTAACAGCGCGGTTTAGCGCCGCATCAAAATAAGTCTTCTTAAAAGTGGACCCTGCAAGCGGGAGGTAGAACAACATCTGGTCCATGTCAGGAGTGTATTCCTCCATAACATTAGTGATGTAGTAGTTCATAAACTGCTTAACGCGCTTTGCTTGGTCCTGTTTGTCCCGTGTTTCGGTGCCCATGACCACAGTACGAACGGGCCCAGAAGGCGGAAGTAGCTCATTAAAGGCTTGAGCTTGAAACTGTGTCGCAGCCTCCGCTAATAGCGGGTGAGTAACGCCTGAAGCGCCTTTAAAGGGCTGTGTTCGGTCATCATAGGTAAAGCCTAAGAGGTCCAAACCATTGGCATAAGCGTCTTCCCAGTCCTTACGACTGGCTTTGTTTGCATCAAACTCGCCCAGCAATTCATTAGAAATACGCGCAAGTTCACGGTCTGACAAGTCTTCCGCTAGATTAGCGTAGAAATCATCGTCAGGTGATCCTGAATCTGCTTGCGGGTCAAAATCAACGGTGACGCCGCCGTCTTCTTCTTCAACAATCTCAATACTACTAACGTCATCGGCGTTTATCATAGCCATAACGTCGTTTTGCGAACTGGGAAGCTCTATCTCGATCTCTGACAGTAAATCGTCTTCGTCTAACTGACTCGGAACATTACGGCCCATAAGACCACCTTGTCGGGTGTCCATTTCAGACATTAGGTCCCCTGCATCTGCATTTTAGAAAAATATACATCAAGACCGCCTACAGGGCCACCTTGGGCTTTTTGTTCGGGAGGTGTAAAGCGTGTATCGTTAGATTGGCTTTTTAGTTCGTCCATAATAGATCGATACTCACGGGCTAACTTCTTCCTTGTAACAGGATGCATCATGTTATCCTGCTCTAGGTTACCACGTACATAGGCTAAACGCTGTGTAAGATAGTTTTTACGACTCTGGCTCTTACCTTGGTGACCACCATCAGGTTCTTTTGAACGAAAAGGGTAGTCAAGGAGTCTAGGGTCCTTAATTTGAGATCTGTCCACAGGGAGTTCACCTGCAACCAATTCCCGTAGAGCGTTAGGCGAACCTACCTTTCTTAGCTCCTGCCCGGAAACGTCTCTTGTAAAGGTTAGACTCCTAAACCTACCATCGTTGTCTCGACTTATCTCAACGGCGTCGGGTAAAACCTGTTCAAACCTCATTGCTAGTTTTGGTGAAATCTTGCTTCCGCGATAAATAACTTTGTTTTTAATTCCAGTAGTCAACAGTTGAGAAATTCGTGCGTTAGTTTCACCGGGGTTCGCTAAATACTCTTGATGGTTAGCTGATTCTGCACGTCGAAGTTGGTCGGTGTTAGCTTTTTGCAAAGAAAGTTTTTTTATTATACTCGCGTCGTTACGGTCTATAAGGTCAGTGACGTCGGGGCCTACTAACTTCTCTAACGCGTTTCGAGTGCGGTAAGTACCTACTAACATCTGACCAGAATCTACAGCCTCTTCATAGGTGTTGTTGCGGTGCATTTCTAAATCTTTCTTGGGGTCGTTATCGACTTTAGCCGTTATGTATTTGCGCACACCGTCAATGACGTCTCTAATTTCTTGTTCATTAGCCGGTATTTCGGGTTTATACGGTTTATCGTTTATTTCGTTGACCATGCTTTCCGCGTCGGCTTCCGCGTCTCGACCCGAAGAACCTCGACCTTTATAAAAGCTTGCTACTACAGCCGTTGTAAACTGTTTTACTGAACTTATGTTCTCTTCTGTTTCAACCTCAACTGTCTTTTCTAACCTCAACTGAGTGGGGGTTTTAAAAGAAGCAGCGTTTGCGCCACCTGAAACACCCTCTTTATGCTGAATAGCGTGACTCATCTCATGGTCTAGAGTGCTCATAAACTTTTGAAGACCAGCGTCGTCAGCTTTAAAAAGACCCATTTGAATCATTTTTCCTTCAGGGCTGTAAGCGCCAAGGGTTCCCCAATTAAAAGGGGGCACGGGCCTTACTTGTATACTGCGGAGATGGGGATACTGATTAAACAACGTGGGGTCATCTACAATTTCTTCTAACACGGTGTTAATTTTTTCGTACCTATTACCCCCGATACCTAACTTTTGTCTCATATATTCTGGAGGAAATATATTACCCCCGAAGCCTATTTCTAAAAAACCACTTTCACCTTCAAAAAGGCCTGTTAAATTATCTACCTGTTTGTCCGTGTAAGGAGCTTGAGCATACTCGTCTTTTCTTAGGTTAAAAGAACCGTAATCTTCATCAGGACGTCGTTTAGGAAGCCCCGCCTCTCGGTCAAACGCTTCTATAGGGCTTTCGCCGGTTTCGCCGGGGTCCCTTTTACCTTTTACTATTAATTCCCGACCAGACTGATCAATAACAAATCTTATGTCGCCTTCAACATCGTCTCTATAAGCAGGGAAATAGGTTTTTACAGCGGCGGCACCTAAAAAGCTGTTTTTTATTTTTTCAATAAAACTGGGTTTATCTTGAATCATTGATAGGCGTTGCATTTCCAGATAAATCTCTTCACTGGACATTCCAGATTCTTCCAGCCTCCGATACTCAGCTTCCAAATCAGGGCCAGAAGTCGCTCTTCTACCACCCATGACACCCAGCACTGTTCCGGGGGCTTCACCAGCGTTATCATTTTCATAAACCATTTCGCCGGAAAGAGGGTCCATTACTTTCGATCCGGAGCGGAGTAAAGAGGCACTCGTGCCAACGGCGGTTATTGCAGGAGCCATGAAAGGAACTTCTGCTGTCGATAAGACTTCCCCCGTTTTAGGGTCTTGAATGTATTCCAAACCCATACTAGCGGCGTTGGTTTTAAGCTTCATGTCACGAATAATCTCGGCGGGTGCTTGACGCATCACGTCCGCTGCACGTTGCCGTGCTTCAGGGTCCATTACCATGTCTTGAAAGAACTGTAACCCCGATTTTACTCCACGAACCACGGGAGTGTACTCAAGACCAAACTCACCTTCACCGTATTGACCGGGGTCAACTTCAGCAGGAGTTTCATAAATCATTTGGCCGGAAAGAGGGTCCATCCGGTACTCGCCGCCATCAGAAACAGGTTTGACGCCCGCTTCACGCTCTATGGGATAACGGTAAGGAGTAAAAAGATCACCTAGTTGATAAGGTAAGCCCCGAACACTTTCGCCCGGCAATCCATAATCGTATTCAGGTTCAGGGCTTCCACCAAAACCTTCGAGCATTTGTCGTTCTTGCATAGCAAACAAAAGTTAGTAGTATGCCCGGACTTTAGCAGAAGCATCCCCGTCTTCCCAGTCATCTGAGGGTAATTGCACAAAATTACCCTGCCTATAGCGCATTAAAGCCTGCGTCATACTATCCACTAAATCGTCGTATTCACCGTTAGGAAACGCCGCAACTTCTTCAATAAGCTCGTCCGCAAACTTTGTGTCGGGGGCCCAGACCATTCCAGCTTCAAACAACGGCGAAACACTGTGAACACGCGTGATTTTGTCGTTACCACGGGAAGGTGTGAAATTTACAACAGGAATGCCCATCTGACGTAATTCTTGGGTCAAGGGCGTACCACTAGCTTTTGCTTCCACAATAACCGTATCTGGCTCCCAAAATTCATACATTTCTAACGCTACACGCTTTAAATCAGGAAAATCCCAACGATCCTTCTTACTATCAAGCAAAATAAGATTGGGACCCGAACCTTCTTCTGGATAAAATACCCCCCACGTCGTAATAGCCGAATAGTCAGCAGTTTCACGCCGGGAAAACGCCGTATCGTAAGATTGAATCACATATTCTAACTGAGGAACCTTCGTAGGCTCCCAGCGTTTCCACCACTCACGGGGAATAATAGCGTTCTCTTCACCTGTGGGATTCTGCTGATACTGAGCATTCCACTTGCTCGGGGGAATAGAGGCGCGAACCGCGTTTAAATCCTCTAAACTCCAGAATTCGGGCCAGCAGGACGTACCATCTTCAAAAATAGCAGGCAATTCGACCACTTCCCACTGGTCCGCTAAGGGGTCTTTAGCCATAGAACGTATTAACTGACCCGTCATATCCTTCTCGGACCACCGCGTTTGGACCAAAACAATGGAACCACCGGGCTGTAACCGCTGCCGGGGGCCCCCAGTGTACCAATCCCAAGCATCTTCAAACCCATTACTCGACATTGCCGTCTGTTCCGAGTGGGGATCGTCAATAATGATCAAATCTCCACCACGTCCCGCTAAGTTAGACCCAACGCCCACGGCATAGTACATACCGCCCGCTTGCGTGTCCCACCGACCAGACGCCTTACTGTCCGCTGCTAACTCAACTTCAGGGAAGATCTCTCTGTAACCTTCGCTATCAATCAGGTTTTTTGTCTTACGGCCAAAGTTAACCGCTAACTCAGTCGTGTGAGTTGCTTGAATGATCTTCATGCTCGGGGTACGGCCCATCATCCACGCCGGAAATAAGAATGACGCAAACTCAGACTTCGTGTGCCGTGGTGCCATGTTGATGATCAGGCGTTTTAGCTCACCGCTCGCGACTCTTGAGAGCTTATCCGCAATAATTTCATGATGCCTACCCGTAATGAACTGCGGCCACATCGATCTAACAAAAGTTAAAAAATCTTTTTGGCACTCTTCATTGTGCTCTATCTGCGCTAAACGAAGATTGAGCTTTAGCTCTTGCTCCTCGGCTCCTAATTGGATCATAAGGGACCCTTTGGTCTACGATAATATGCGAATTTAAGCATGTTTATAGGACAGTTAAAACCGTTTAATAAAACTGCGAAATGTTTGCGAGAAACATGGCACATGCTACCTCTGAGG